GTGTGAGGATGAGAAGCCGGCGCGGATCTTCGTGGACGTGGGTGGGGTGGGGGCTGGGGTGGTGGATCGGTCTGTCGAGTTGGGATTGCCGGTGACTGAAGTGCCGTTTGGGTCGAAGGCGCTTGATCCTGCGCGGTACAACAACAAGCGGACTGAGATGTGGTGTCAGGTGCGGGACTGGCTCAAGGCCGGCGGCGCGATTCCGTTGGATGACCACCTGCGGTCGGACCTCATAGGCCCCACCTATCGCCTCACGTCTGGAAGTGCGTTGATGCTGGAGAGCAAAGAGGACATGAACAAGCGGGGCCTGCCGTCGCCTGATGACGGGGATGCCCTGGCCCTGACGTTTGCTTTTCCTGTGTCGGGTGAAGCGAAGCAGTTCAAGGACAAGTTGGATCACGCACGGCGTGCGTACAACCCGCTCAAGGTCGTGGGTTGGAAGAGGGGGAGGGGCTGACCATGGACGTATTGCTTGATAGTGCGGATCATCAGGATTCATCATGGGCCGGTCAACTGGCGTTGACTGGCAACTCACAGAGCGTCAAGGTGGTGCCTGGGACCGTTACGGATCCCGCGACACGCGATGTTGTACTTTGGTGCGACACGGCATGGGAATACTCGTTGACTGGGTATTTCGGTGCCGGTTCCGGGTGTCCAGTAGGTGCAAATCAAACGATGCAGTTCCTAGTGGATCGCAGTAGGTTATTCAATGATGCCGGTGCCGAAGTCGGGTTTACGGTTTACCTGCGGGGCACGAACGGCAAGAGGTTGGGCATGCGTATTTCACGGCATAACCCCAAGGCTGGATGGTGAGGAAGGGATATGGCCACATACTATCTTGACAGTGTTGATCACCACAAGAAACACAAGGTCACGGCCTTGGTCCTGGACGGGAACGTTCAGACCATCGAGATTGCCGCCGGTGCCGCGGTGTACTCGGATCCAGCGGTGCGTATGGTGCGCCTTCGGTGCGCCACTGCATCGTTTGAGTACTCCTTTGTCGCGGCATTCGTCGCCGGAACCGGGTGCGTGATTCCAACCGGTGATGCGACGTGCGTGTTCCTGGTGGACCGGAGCATGTGCCTTGCGGCGGATCATGCGACGGCGGACAACTTCAAGGTTTACGTCCGTGGGTCGGGGCAACATGTCATGTCCATCTGTGTCGAGCCTTTCAATCCACCGGCGGGATGGTGAGAGGGACAGGGAATGTCGGGGCTCGTCGTTTATCTGGACAGTGCGGCCCACCACAAGAAGCACTGGGTGCTTTGGGTGCCTTTTGATGGGACGGTTCAGTCCATCGAGGTTTCTGCTGGTGTGGCGGCATATTCTGATCCTGCGGTTCGGGCAGTCCGCTTGCGGTGTGCGACGGGGTCCTTTGAGTATTCGTTTGTCCCGGACTTTGCGGCGGGGACAGGTTGTGTGGTGCCCGCAGGCGATTCGACGTGCGTGTTTTTGGTGAGTCGGGACATGTGCCTGGCGCCTCATGCAGTGGAAAGCAACTTCATGGTTTACGTGCTTGGGGAAGCGAAGGATGTCCTATCCATTTCCATTGAACCCTATAACCCACCGGCGGGATGGTGAGGCGAGACATGTGCATGTCAGGGCGTAAGATCTGGTCGGGACTCAAGAATGTCGCGGAAAGTCTTCCGGGGCGACTCACGGGGGCGAAGGAACGTGTTGATCCCCTGCCGGCGATGGCGGCGCCACCCCAGTTGGCGGACCAGATTGTTCCGGATGCCACGGAATACGCTGCAGGCCGGGTGCGGCGCGGGATGCAGCGGCTCAACGCCACGGGACCGCAGGGGCTGACGGGTCCTGCCACGACAACGCAGGGGAATCGAGCCGGGGGGTTACCGTTGTGAGTGTGAGCAATGCCCGGATCGACAAGTTTGTGTGGCTCAACGGCCGGAAGGCTGAACTGGATGCCGAGTGGCAGACGTGGCAACCCATGTACCGGGAGATCCAAGAGTACATCGTGCCGTGGCGCGGCCGGATGCTCTCGGGTGATGGGAGTGGCCGGGACGACACGGACGGGACGCGCCGGGGCAGCAAGATCTACGACAGCATGCCCAAGACGCAGGCCCTGGACATTTTCGCGGCTGGGATGCAGTCAGGGTTGACCAACCCGGCAAAGCCATGGTTCCGGTGGACGTTCTCGGACCGGTCTCTTCAGGATCGGCAGAGGCCGCTTGAATGGTTGGGGGGAACCCTGCAACGCACCCAGACCGTCCTGAGTCGGTGCGGCATGTACAACGCATTCCACGAGAGTTACGTCGAGCATGGTGCCTTTGGAACGGCGGTGATGCTACTTCCGGAAGATGCGGACAAGGTGATGCGTCCCAAGACGTTGACCTGCGGGGAGTACCGGTTGGCGTGCGACGAGGATTGCGTCCCGGATGTCCTGGTGCGGTATTTGTGGATGACCACTCGGCAGTTGCTATCCAAGTTCGGGGTGGAGAACTGCCCCGATCAGGTGCGGCGTGCGGCGACGGATCACGGCGGGTTTGAAACGCGGTGGGCGGTGTTCCACCTGATCGCGCCATCCGACGACCCGGAATGGCCGGCGGACCTGTTGAGCATGCGTCCGAACCGGGCACACAGGTTCGCATCCATCTACTGGATGACATCTGCAGGCGGGAACACGGTACTGCATGCAGGGGGTTACTCCAGCAAGCCGTTCGTGGCCTCACGTTGGGATACGGTTGCGAACCAGACCTACGGCACGTCGCCGGCGATGGATGCCATTTCCGACGTGCGGATGCTGATGTGTCAGCACGAGAAGCGGTTGATGGCGATCGATAAGGAGAACGACCCGCCGATGATGGCGGATGCGTCGCTTCAAGGGATCGTCGATAACAACCCGGGTGGCATGACCTGGATTACTGGAGGAACCGCGGCACAGGCCGGCGTCAAACCGCTGTACCAGATGCGGGCAAACCTCCCGGCTCTGCTGCTGGCCATCCAGGACACGCGGTACGGCATCCGGGCGGCGCTCAAGGCAGACCTGTTCCAAATGCTGTCGGCGGACAACTACGCCGGGGAGCAGGCGGTCAACATGCGGCAAGTGACGGCGACCGAGATTGCCGTCCGGCACAGCGAGAAGTTGCAGGTCCTGGGGCCGTCGATCGTGCGGTTGCATGCTGAACAGACCGGCCCGGTCCTGGAGCGCACCTTCGCCCTCATGACCGAGTTCGGGATGATCCCGCCGGCCCCTGAGGAACTGGGTGGGAAGTCATTCGGTCCTGAGTACACGTCGATGCTGGATCAGGCGCTTCGGATGGTCGGCATCAGCGCGCTACACCAGTTCGTGACCTTCGCGGGCTCGGTGGGGCAGTTGGACGCGAATGTCGTGCGCAAGGTGAAGTGGGCTGACATGCTGGACCGGTACGCCGACACCACTGGTGTGGATCCTGATCTGATGGTCGGGGATGAAGAGTACCAGGCGCAGATGGCGCAGGTGGCGCAGGACCAGCGGAACATGGCCCTGGCGGCGCAGTACCAGGCCGGCGGCCAGGCGGCCAAGACGATGTCCGAGACGAAGATGCAACAGAACAGCATGTTGGATGCCTTGATGGGGAGCGACGCGCTCTCCGAGATGGCGTCCCGCGGACTGGCGACGAGGTAACCGATGCCTGAAATGCCGTATCAGGTTGAGGGAGCACGGAAGCGCGAGGCTGCCAAACGGTCCTTCAAGGAGGACCAGAAGCGTTTCAGCGACGAGATGGCGGCGGTGCTGGGCCTTCCGGAAGGGCGGCGCCTGTTGTTCCGGCTGTTCAAGTACGGTCTGGTCTTCGACGGCCTGACCATCGGCCCAGACCGAGGCGTGGTCGAGCACCAAGCCGGCCGGCAGGGCTTGGGCATGATCTTCTACCGTGCGGGGTGGACAGGGTCTCCAGAGGGGATGGCCCTGTTGCACCAGGAGCACGCAACCGACCTTCGACTTTCCAGGGAGGAAGACGACAATGGCAGATGAAGCAAGCGGCCAGGGGGCATCCCCGGCCGGCAGTCCTGCGAGCAGCGCCCAGGGGGTCACCCCGGCTGCGGCTCCCACATCCACCCCGGCACCGGTCGCCCCTGTGGCACCGGCACCGGCGGCGCCGGCTACTCCAGCGGCACCGGCCAAGCCCGACAAGCCCGCAGACAAGCCTGCGGACAAGAAGGGCGGCGACCTGCGCAATGCACTCAAGGAGCCGGCCGAGCCGGCCAAACCGGAGTCCGCGGCGCCGGAGAAGTACGAAGCATTCGTGTTCCCGGAGGGGCACACCATGGATCCTGAGATCCTGGGCAAGTTCTCCGAGAAGGCGAAAGCGCTGGGTCTGAGTCAGAAGCAGGCCCAGGCCATGGTGGACCTGGATGTGGAACGGCACGCACTGGATGAAGCCGCTGTTGTGCGGCAACTCGACCAGTGGAATGCCGAGATGGAGGCGATGTCCGGGTTCAAGGAGATGCGGGGGCATGCGGCGAAGGCATCGCGTGCGCTCCAGGCGGATCCTGACCTCGCCGGGTTCGACAAGTTGATGGATCACCCCATCATGGGGCATCCTGTCATGTTCCGGATCTTCGCGAAGTTCGGCAAGTTGCTTGCCGACGACCGCATCCTGAGTGGGGCGCCTCCCCAGGGAACCGGCGGCCGAGATTACCCATCGATGGCGCCGTAACCGACTGAAACGAAAGGGCCAAAATGGCTACGTTAGGGACCATGTACGGCCTTGCCGACATTGCCCGCTCTCTCGATCCCAGCGGCAAGTTGCTGCGGGTGGCGGAAGTGTTGTCGAGGACCGTGCCTCTCATCGAGGACATCCCCTGGTTCGAGGGGAACATGCCGGATGGACACAAGGTGGGGCGCCGAACCGCTCTGCCCACGGCTCGGGCGCGTCGCCTGAACCGCGGTACTCCGGCGACCAAGGGCACCATGGAGCCCGTCAAGTTCGGCTGCACCATGGTCGAATCGCTCTGCGAGATCGACCTGAAGGTGGCTCAACTGAACGGGAACAGCGAGGCTTGGAGGAAGCAGCACGAGGCTTCCTACATCAAGTCCATGGGCGAGTTCCTGGAGACCGAGTTCTTCTACGGTACGGAATCCACGAATCCTGAGGATTTTGACGG